GAACGTCATTGCGGAGAGTTATACTGACAAATTAAGAAAATACAATGAAGGTTTCTTAATCAACGGTTTCGGTGCAACAACTGGACTAAAAGCACAGATCACATCTGCAAATGGTGCTAACCTACAAGGTGGTACTCCAGCAGCATGGGACGCGACCAACGCATTTGAACAAGCATTAGACTTATATGATGCAATCGACGAGTCTGTAAAAGACAGAGACGATTTAATCATGGTAGTTTCTCCAGACGCTTACAGAGCATTAGTGAGAAGTTTGGTAGCACAGAACCTTTACCATTTTGACTCAGTTTCTGGTAACGATGTAGTTATCTTACCTGGTACAAACGTAACAGTAGTTAAATCATCTGGTTTAGTTGGTTCTAACTACAAATTTGCCGGTCCTGGTAAAATGATCTTAGCAGCAACTGGTTTAACAGATGAGTTAGATTCATTCAGATTCTTCTACGACGAAGCAGCTGACGTAATGAAATTTAGAGCAGCTTGGAGATTAGGAGTTGGTGTAGGTGAAGTTAACCTATTCGCTACTAACGACATGGCGTAAATTAACCGTACTTAGGTACATAAAAAAAGAAAATTAATATGGCTTGTAGCAATTTAACATCTGGCTTAATCCAAGATTGTAACACTAACCAAGGTGGTATAGAAGTAATCTATATTGCAAATGGTCCTGTGCAATCAATCGCGGAAACTGCTGGAAACGTAACAGCTATCACAGTAGGTGGTAGTGCATTAACGCCATCGGATTTCTTTAAATTTGAGACGCCACGTCAAACGAGTTCAATAAACTCAACAATCACAGTATCACAAGAAAACGGTACTGCTACTTTTGATCAACAACTCACTATGGTGTTCAACAAAATGAACACTGCAATGAGAAACCAATTACTTCTATTAGCTGAAGCAACTAACTTAGTTATCGTTGCTAAAGATAATAACGGAGTATTCTGGTCGTTAGGTCTAGAAAGAGGCGGGTACATGATTTCAGGTACTGCGACAAGTGGTGTAGCATACGCTGACCGTAACGGTATGGAAATTATCGTTGGTGGTATGGAAGCACATCCGATGTACACTGTGGACTCATCAATTGTTGAAGCATAATTCAATAATTGCCACTATATAGAAAGAGAAAAGGACCTTCGGGTCCTTTTTTCGTTTATATTGCTGGAAGTGGTGGGCGTTTAGTAGGGCGTAGTTTTGTTTCTTTCCATCGTAGATCACCATCACCTAGTTTACCACAAGTGGTTCTAACACCATTAATAATCATAAGTCCTGGTGGATAGGCTCCCCAGTAGTTTTCAGTAACATTTACGTCACCTTTTTGCCATTTAATATCTGGCATTAACTTAAGATCGAATGCTTCTTTGTAACAAATGTCTAGTAGTTGTCTAAGTTTCTGTGGTTCCCATGGTCCTATAATACTACCATCCATATCTCTGGTCAATGGTTTATCTAAGATACCACCGTATAACCACAGCCTATAATCACCCCAATCAACTAGTTTAAGTCGATCTAACCACTCTCTAACATACGGGTCTTTTAGACCGTGTATTTTTCTAAAATCATTACATACTAACATATTATATGTATTCGTTTCAATTTTACTAGTTTTTATATTTAATACTATAAACACATAATTAACTATGACTTTATACGTAGATACTGCTGCACCGACACAATATTTTTACTTAAACTCTCCTAATTTAGTATTAGGAGCTTATGTATTTACATTGACTAGTCAATATTCTAAGCAACCGGTAGAGATAGATTGTACCGCGCAAATAACGAACGATAGATATACTAAGTTTGAAATAGTATTTCCATCAGGATTTGCTGATGAACATAAAAATGGAGTATACTATTACAACGTTAGACAAGGTGACTTAATGCCATTTACACGTGGACTAGTTAAAATAATAACTGAACCAGGAGGTGCTATGGGTACTGTAGCTTATGACTCTGGTGTCGAAACAGAAAACAGAGAAGCTGAAGTCTACTATAGACCAAACTACTAAACTTAGTTAACTAATATGAAAGACGAAAACAATTTATACTCAATTAAAGGTGGTGAATTCCAAGCAATAGAATTACCTGCAATTAGAGAAGTAAGAGGTAAAGATTATATGGCATTCGGTGCTGATAATCTATTCCCTCAAACATTAATAGATCTTTATGATAATTCTGCAATGCATCATACATGTATTCAGGCTATTACAGAAGGTGTATTAGGAGAAGGCCTTGAAATTATTGGTGATGAATATATCAATACTAAAGGTGAAACAATTGACGAAATATTTGAAAAAATAACATTAGATTATGCGCTTTACCAAGGTTATGCACTCAATATCATCTGGAATAAAGAACGTACTTCCATTGCTGAGATCTATCATCTCCCTTTTGCAAATGTTAGATCAGGTAAGAGAGACGAAGATGATAAAGTCAATGAGTACATGTATTCGTCGAATTGGGCGAACTTGCGTAAATACCCTTACGAAACTTACAAATGTTTTGACGCAACCGACAACAAAGGAGATAATGCTAGTCAAATTTACTATTGTTTCAATTATACTCCTGGTAATGAAGTTTATCCATTACCTGGTTATGTGGGTGCGCTCAACGACATAAACTTAGATCATAGAATCTCAGTATATCATAACTCTAATATCTCATCTGGTTTACAACCTAGTATGTTATTGAAAATGAATAACGGTGTACCTACACCAGAAGCACAAAGAGAGATCTATAAAGAGATCGAATCTACTTTTGCTGGTGAGAATAATGCTGGTAGATTCTTTTTAACATTCTCTGATGGTCCAGAAAGAGCCATGGAGGTACAAACAATTGATCCAGCAGGAGATGATTACTATATACAATTAGAAAATAGAATTAGCTCACGTATTTTAACTGCACATAGAATTACGTCACCACTATTACTTGGTATTAAAGACGCTAGTGGTTTTAGTAATAATGCAGATGAAATCGCAGTAGCTTACGCACACTTCGAAGGTACAGTAATTGAACCTAAGAGAAAGAAGATCGTAAGTACGTATGGTTATATTCTTAAACTAGCTGGTTACAATGTTAAACTACAGGTAAAACCAAATAGATTATTATCAATGAATCAAGTTACTGATGAGCCTGGCAATATTAGTCAAGATGCTCCTAATACTATTGATAATGAAAATTACCCAGACGAAATAAATTAATCACTATGTCAGATACAGTACTTTTAGTTAGTGAACAAAGAATGAAGCAATGGACTTCGTTAGACAATAATATTCGTATTGATGTACTAACTCCATCTATATTAAATGCACAGAGTGTATATGTACAACAATCACTTGGAACTAAGTTTTACAATAGATTAAGAACTGGTGTTAAGGATAATAACTTAACTACTAATGAGAATGCATTTCTTAAAGACTATGTAGGTCCAATGCTCATGCAGTATGCTCTATACCTCGTTCTACCGAACTTAAAATATAAGTTAGCAGAGAAAGGTATCTTAAACGGTACGAGCGAAGAGACGCAACCTACGGGCTTAGATGAAATGAAATATCTAAGACAAAATGCGATGGATCTTGCACAGTTTTATGATGAGAGACTAAGAGAATACTTGAAGGATAATCCTAATATGTTCCCTGAGTATCAGAATCCTGGCACGGATGGTATGCAACCGGATAGAGGTGAAGCATATCAAAACCAATTAGTAACTAAAATACCAGTAAGAAGAAATGAAAAAGACCTCTGGATCTACGCAGACTGTGGTACAGACTGTGATCCCGACTGTAGCAGCTGCAACTAAGGCTACTTCGGGTAACATAAAGAAATTAAAAACTTATCTCTCTACACAGAAAGATAAATAATTATATTTAATAATATGGTAAACGTACAACAAGAATACGTACAATGTGCTTCCGGTGGTAACGTAACAGCTCCCGTTAACGGTAACTGGTTACAAGCATACTGTGAATATCTAGGTATTACACAGCCAAGTAATCTAAGTTGGTTACAGGCATTGTGTGAACACTTTGGTATTACAGCACCGCTATATGGTAGTTGGACTATCGCATTAGCTAACTATTATGGTGTTGCTTCTCCAGCAGGTTATGGTACTTGGTGGAATGCAATACAAGATACTGTATGTAGTGGTACGCCAACTGTACCATGTACATGGGGTGGAAATCAAAATACATTTGGTACTGAGACAAGAGTATGGTCATCGACTACCGCTTGTACAGCGCCTCCATTAGCAACAAATTGGGAAGCAGCTTCAGCAAATTGGGAAGCAGAACCAGATAACTGGGAAGCAATATAAAATTAAAAAAGAGATAATATGGCTCAATTAACAGGAAATGCAATCCAAAACTCATACCTTGGATTAATTAAAACAAACGATAACGCTGCTATAGGTGGCGCATCTAAAGCACTATCAGACGGAGCTGGTAATGCTATTAACATGGAAATTGGTACAGGATCTATTAAGTTCCCATCGGGTACTGTAGATTTTACAGGATCGTCTGTGCAAGGTTTACCTTCAACAGGTGGTGGTACTAACTTTGTAGGTACTCCATGGTCTCTAAGTACAACAGCGGCAAACGATATTGTATATGAGACACTAACTATTCCAGGTGGTACATACGGTGTAGGTGATGTAATTAATGTACAAGAGATCGAATATAGAGACGGTTTAAATAACTGGGGTTACTCATCATTGTGGATTTCAGATACACAACAAACTGTAGGTAACGCACCTGTTTCTAGTGCGAATAACTTTTCATTAGGACAGTTACAATCACCAAATCAAAGATACAGAATCTGGTACGACAAGACTCTATTCATTACTTCGTCTGGTACATTTGTAATGCCAGTACAACAAGCGAATCAAGATACCAGTAGTGGTGGTGACCCAGTAGAAATCTATAACATTAACTGGGCAAACGATCAGTACTTCTTCTTCCAATTATGGAATGATTCAACTGCAGGTTCATATCAAGTATCTGGAGTTTCAATAACACAAAGATCATAATTATGGGTGGATACGTAAAATACATAAAAGACGAAGACGGTAACGTAATTAGAGTACCGGATGAAGAGAGAAACATCTCTGAGATCGAAAGACTAGAAAAAGAAATAGCTGCATTAGAAGAAGAGCTTGCAGCCCTAAAATTAGAAAACGAATAATATGGCTTCATTACAAAACGAACAAATAGATCAGTCGTATCAAGGGCTGATTAAAACAGCAAATAATTTAGGTGGAGGACCGTTTCCACCTGCAAAGTTACAATACGGTGACGGTCAAGAATTACCTATCTCTATTGGTGATGGTACAAGTGTAGGTATCGGTGACATTGTTACATTACAATCTGGTACTAGAGTTATCGATCTAAACTCAGGTAATTTAGCTTTAACTGGTTTAACATTTGTAGATGCCCTAGCAGGTACTACGAATATATCTAATGGTACGTATGAATTTGGTCTAGGTTTTCCTGGAGCACCAGCAACTAACGTAGACTTTACAAACGCTACAGTAACTGGTTTACCAAGTGGTTCAGCAGGACTAGAGAATGGTACAGGTACTGACTCATTACAGTCTGCAGCTTCATTAACAACTAATCCAGCTAACGCATCAGGTAATGGTTCTATCGCAATTGGTGATGGAGCATCTGCAACAAGACAAGAGTCTATAGCAATAGGCCAAGGAGCAGAAGCAAATGGTTCTGGTTCAGAAGGTAGTATAGCTATCGGACATGGTTCTATCGCATCAAATAACAGAGGTATTGCGATTGGTATGAACGGTACAACTAATTCATCAGAAGGTATTGTAATCGGTGACGATGTAGATATTTCTGGATCAGATAGATCTATAGCTATTGGTGGTGCAATTAGTATCTCAGGTGGTAATGATAAAGTTGCTATCGGTACTTCAGCCAGTGTTACAGGACAAAGAGGTCTAGCATTCGGTCAGAACGCAAGTGCAACTGCAAACGAATCTGTTGCAATAGGTTACAATGTAACTGCTGCAAATGCAGAAACAGTTTCAGTTAAAGCATTAGAAGTACAAACAGA